GAAACTTGGGATGATTATAAAAATTTAGATAAATTATCAAAATATAGTCAATACGAATATTTAAATACTCCACAATATGCAGATGCATTATTAACAACATTATCTGCAGCTGACGATAAACCAAAAGTACAAATACATTTTATTGATTTGTTTCCTGTATATGTTTCTGCTATACCTTTAGATGTTAGGATTAGTTCTGAAAAAATTATTACTGCTACAGCAACATTTAGATTTAAAAGGTATGAAATAGCATTAGTTTAATCGCCTATATATTTTTGTAATGTTTATTTGAGAATTTAAAATGATAAAACTTGACGCAATTATAGAATATTGGAAAACAGATAGTCAAATCGACGAATCTAAACCTCATCAAGAATTAGTAAATACTCCTCTTTTGCACGCGAAATATGTCGAGATTCTTTCTCAGCATAGACTCGCTGCACAGAAAGCAAAATTCGACCATGCAAAGATGAAGAAAATTCGTAGGGAGTATTACCTAGGAAATCTTGCAAAGGAAACCTTGGACGAGTATGGATGGGATCAGTTCGACTTAAAGATTGGCACTAAAGGTAACATTGACACTTATCTTGAAGCTGACGATTTTTTAATAAAAATTCTTGAAAAAAAAGCATACTATGAAGAATGTATATACGTTTGTGAAGCTATCCTTAAAGAAATTAATAATAGAACTTGGCAACTCAGGGAATATATGACTTATGCCAGATTCCTAGCAGGAAATTAAAATGATAATTGAAATCGAAAAACATAATGAAACTTATGCTATCCTTAAATGCGATAAGGGGATTGCGCAAGAATTAAGCGATTACTTTTCTTTCTTTGCTACTGGATATAAATTTATGCCTAGTTTTAAATCGAGACTCTGGGATGGAAAAGTTCGTTTAGCAAAAATATTACCAAATGGAGATATGGAGTTTTTTATTGGTTTAATCCCTCAATTAGAAGCATTCGCTAAAGATAGAGGTTATACTATAGAACACAATTATAAAGATAACTACGACCCAGTTACGGACACTGAGCTGCACAAATTTATTACTACATTAAATATTCATTCTAATGGAAAGAAAATTGAAGTTAGAGATTATCAATTTAAAGGCGTTCTCGATTTTCTTAATGAAAAACGTTTAATGTTATTATCCCCGACAAGTTCAGGTAAAAGTTGTATCCTTTATATTATTGTTAGATATTTGTTAGCACATAAAAGAAAGAAAGGTTTACTGTTGGTTCCAAACACATCATTATGCCATCAGCTTACATCAGATTTTGCTGATTATTCAAGCCATAATGGATGGGATGTAAATAAACATATTCATATGATATTTGCCGGTCAAGATAAAAATGCCGACAAACAACTATACATTAGCACGTGGCAATCATTATTTAATCATAAGAGCCGAACTTATTTTGACCAATTTGATTTTGTATTATGCGATGAAGCTCATTTAGCATCTGCAAATAGTTTAACAGGTATTGTACAAAAATGCATTAATGCTGATTATCGAGTTGGGGTTACTGGAACTCTAAATGGACAAAAAATACATTCATTGCAATTAGAAAGTTTATTTGGTCAAGTTAGAAAAGTTATTACAACCAAACAATTAATGGATAACAAACAAGTTACGAAACTAAGCATTAAATGTATCGTACTAAAATATCCCGAGGAAACGTGTAAATTATCTAAAGGTTTAAAGTATCAACAAGAACTAGAATATTTAATTGCTAATGCTGGTAGAAATAAATTTATTAAGAATCTATCATTATCATTAAAAGGGAATACGTTATTATTATATCAATATGTTGAAAAACATGGAGATGTACTATATGACTTAATTTCAAATTCAAAACATGCTGTTAATAAAAAGATATATTATATTCATGGTAATATTAAGGCTGAAGAAAGAGAAGAAATTAGAAAGGCAATGGAGACTGAACATAATGTAATTTTAATAGGTTCTGTTGGAACAGTGTCTACTGGAACTAATATTAAAAACCTACATAATATTATATTTGCTAGCCCTTCTAAATCTAGAATAAGAAACCTCCAAGCTATTGGTCGCGTTTTACGTTTAAATGAAAATAAAGATGAAGCAGTATTATATGACCTTGCTGATGATTTACGGTATAAAAAACATCAAAACTATACTCTAACACATTTCCAAGAAAGAATCAAGATTTACAATGAAGAAAAATTTGATTATAAAATTATTAAAGTAGATATGGAAACATTATGACCGAAAAATTTGAAATTAAAATTGTTAGATTAAAAACTGGTGAAGACTTAATTGGATTTTATTATCAAGATAAAGAATCCAATACTGTAATAATAAAATACCCAAAAACATTCTACCCTACTATTGATATCGAAAACGAAACTGAAGAAATTATTATGGTTGATTGGATGCCTTTAGAAGCATTTCCCCTTCAAGAAGCACCTATTCCAATGGATCACATTTTATTTGTTTCTTATTCATCTATAGAGTTTGGATATCGATATCTTGATGCAATATTGGAATATCTAGATCCCGAATCAACATTAGCTAAACAAATTAAAGAAACAATAATAGCTGAAACAGATATTCCGCCAGAAGGATATAGTATTCACTAATTTAATCCTCTTCGAGGATCTGCTACGCAGTAATTCTATTTTGAGACTTTAATGTTTATGGAACGAGCTTTAGCGAAGTTCCAAACAACACTTAGAGTATAATGTAACCTACAAATTTAATTTCGTCAAGCACTTTTTTTCAACTTATTATATTTTAACGAGAAATAGTTCTTGACGAAAATTAACCCTCCATAAGAAATAATTCTTGCTATTTTAGCTTTTTTATAGTATAATACTGTTAAATAACTGATAATACATGGAGTAATTGCTATGAAAGAATTAAAATTTGATTTCGCCGATGTCCCAGATTTTACTGAAGAAATACCTTCTTTATTAGAAGATCTTCCGGAAGAAAAACCCGTTGTTGCTAAAGTAAAAAGAAAAAAAGTTACTAGAGAATATATTAATAATGCTGATTTTTGCGCTGCTTTAGAGAAATATAAAGCTGATTGCGCTCTTGCTAAAGCTGAAGGGAAAATTAAACCTAGAATTCCAAATTATATTGGAGAATGTTTCGTTAAATTATCAGAGGGATTAGCTCGTAGACCTAATTTCTTTGGGTATTCATATAAAGATGAAATGATTGCTGATGGAATTGAAAACTGTTTAATGTATTTTGAAAATTTTGATTCAGCAAAAACTAAAAATCCCTTTGCTTATTTTACTCAGATTCTTTGGTGGTGTTTTGTTCGTAGGATCCAAAAAGAAAAAAAACAACAGTATATAAAATATAAAGCAACAGAAAATTTCGGTATTCTTGATGAAGCTGAGTTATTGGAACTTGGTGAAGGTCAAATTAAACAAATTGAAGTTTATGATAATATGTATGATTTTATTCAAAAATTTGAAGATACTGAATTCAAAAAAAGCACTAAAAGTCCTGTAGCGAAGAAAAAGAAAAAAGCTAAAGGGATTGAAACTTTCTTGGAGGATTAATGAGTAAAATTGTATTTTTAGGTGATACGCATTTTGGTTGTCGCGGGGATAGTCAACATTTTCATGAATTTTTTGATAAATTCTATACTGATGTATTTTTTCCTTATTTAATTGCTAATAATGTTAAACACGTTATTCAATTAGGTGACATTTTTGATAGACGTAAATATTCTAACCATTATACTCTTGATGAAGCAAAAAGATATTTCTTTTCTAGATTTGATAAATTGGATATACAATTAACTACGCTATTAGGAAATCACGACCTCTTTTATAAAGAATCATTGAGTATTAGTAGTTCTGGGTTATTCTTAACACAATTTAAAAATGTAACTGTTGTAAAAGAACCAACTAAACTTCTTAATGGAATTTCTATTATTCCATGGATTTGTAAAGAAAATTATCAAGAATGTTTGGATTTTATTAAACAAGATACTTCTACTGTTTGTGTTGGGCATTTTGAAATAGAAGGTTTTAAGATGTACCAAAGTAGTATCCTATCGGAGCATGGATTGTCCGCTAAGGCGTTTTCTAATTATGAAAGGGTATTATCCGGTCATTATCATCACGCGTCTAAGAGAGGGAATATCGAGTACATAGGGACTCCTTATGAGATGACTTGGCAAGATTATGCCGATCCAAAAGGTTTTAGAGTTTTTGACTTAGAAACTAGGGAATTGGAAACTGTACTTAATCCAAATTCAATTTTCTATAAGATGGATTATGATGATTCTGGATCTAGTGATGTCACTAATTCCAGTTATCTTGATAAAGAATTTTTATCTAACGTAATTGGTAAATATGTTAAGATTCAAGTTAAGGCCAAAACTAATCCATATTTGTTTGATTTATTTGTCGATCAAGTTTATGCGAATAACCCTATAGATGTATCAATTACTGAAGATGTAGTTGATTTAGAAATTGATGAGGATGTTGATGAAACTGATGATACATTAACAATTACTTACAAATATATTGATAGTATTAATCAACAAGAATTAGATAAAAACAAATTGAAGACTATGATGTCTAATTTATATACTGAAGCAATGGCGGTTGAATAATGGTAATTTTTGAAACAATCCGGTTTAAAAACTTTCTTTCCTATGGAAATAACTTTACTGAAATTGAATTAAATAAAGATAGAACTACTTTATCCACTGGAATTAACGGGCAAGGCAAATCAACATTTATTGATGCAATTACCTTTGCCCTTTATGGAAAACCTTTTAGAAAAATTAACAAAAGCGGTTTAATAAATTCAATTAATAAATCTGAATTGGTTACTGAAGTTGAGTTTTCTATTGGTCCAAACAAATATAAAATTATTCGTGGTATTAAACCAAATATTTTTGAAGTTTATTGTAATGGCGATTTAGTTCGCCAAGACGCAAAAGTAAAAGATTATCAAGAACAATTAGAAAGATATATACTTAAAATGAGTTATAAATCTTTTACTCAAGTTGTTATTCTTGGCTCAGCTAGATATACTCCTTTTATGCAGTTATCAGCTGGAGATAGACGCTCTGTTATTGAAGATTTGCTTGATATTCAGATTTTCTCTAACATGAACTCTATTGTTAAAGATAAAGTATCTGGAATTAAAGAAACTGTTCAAGATTGTAAATTTAATATTGAATTATTTAAAGACAAAATAGAACTTCAAAAACAAAATATTAAACGTACCAATCAAGTTTCTGATGAACTAATTCTTAGAAAAAAAGAATTAATTGCAAATACTTGTGTTGAGGTTGAAGATTTACAGCAAACTATCTCTGAGTTATTGTCTGAAAACGAACGACTGGGTCATGAAATTTCTGATATGGATGTCGTTGAAAAAAAGAAAAATAAATTATTATTAATTGAAGGTAAATTGCGCGATAATATATCTAAGGTAGAAAAAGATAATACATTCTATTATTCAAATGATAATTGTCCAACATGCCGTCAATCTATTAATTCTGTGTTTAAACAGGAAATTATTGAAAAAAATAGCACTAAATTAATAGAATTAGTTGATGGCGAAAAAAAATTATCTAAGGAATTAAAGGTTGCTACTGATAGATTAGTTGCTATATCCAAGATAAACGCTAAAATTTTAAAGAATTCAAGTATTTTATCAGAGAAAAATTCAAATATTGTTTCTGCGCAAAAATATATAAAACTAGTTTCTAATGAAATTGATCAACTAAAAGATTCATCAAATACCACTGATAATGGTTCAGATAAACTGCAAGAATTAATTGAATCATTAGATATTTATGTTGAAAAATATGAAGAATATATAAATGAAAAAAGTTATTATGATTTTATTTCTGTTATGTTAAAAGATGGAGGAATTAAAACTCGTATAATTAAACAGTATCTTCCTATTTTAAACAAATATATAAATCAGTATTTGGCTCAATTAGATTTCTTTGTTAATTTTAATATTAATGAAAATTTTGAAGAAGTAATTAAATCGCGTCATAGAGATGAATTTACTTATGCTAATTTTTCTGAGGGTGAAAAAACTCGATTAGATTTAGCTATTTTGTTTTCGTTTAGACAGCTGGCTAGATTAAAAAATTCAGTTAATACTAATCTATTAATTTTAGATGAGATTATGGACGGCAGCCTCGATACTGGGGGTACTGATGTTTTTATGAATTTATTATCATCAGTTGATAAAAGTACAAATATATTTGTTATTAGTCATAAGTCTGATCAAGTATCAGATAAATTCGATACTGTATTAAAGTTCGAAAAAATAAAAAACTTTTCAAAGATGAAGGTTATACAATGAGCGAGTTTATATATAATACTGCTGATGTAGTTTCTCAGGCTGCAGCAGTGCCTGAACCTCAATTTCTTGGTTATGAATTATGTGATCAAAAAGATCCAGTTTTAACTACAAAGTTAAAACACTTCGATTTTACCAATACTGAATTAAATTCTAGCGAAATTGCTTCAAAGTTAATTGCAACATGTAAATTCCATAAAGTATATGGAATTGCTGCAAATCAATGCGGATTAGAACACAAAGTATTAGTTGCTGGCGCTGAGGATAATTTTGTTGCATTTTTTAACCCTATTGTTATTGAATCGCATGGCGAAATTTTATTAGAAGAATCTGATTTAAGTAATATGGGTTTATTAATTGCAGTTAAACGCCCTACTACAGTTATTGTTTCATATCAAGATTTCGAAGGAAATGAAAAGATGACTAGGTTCGATGGTTTAACTTCAAGAATTATTCAACAAGGAATAGATAGATTAAATGGAATTGATTTTAAAACTAAAGTTTCTAAATTTGTTTTAGAACGAGCTGAAACTGCTCTAAATAAAAAAATTAAGAAATTCATAAAGAGTCACATAATTACGAAAAAGAGAGGTAAAAATGGCAAGAAGTAAATGTCGTACATGCGTAACTATTTCTACTATTTGGAAATTAAGTAAAATACATTTTAGGCATTTTATAGAAGATATTCGAGCATTTAATGAAGTTCAAGAATATTCATGTAAAATTCATTATTATGAAGATATGACAAAAGTAAGTTTAATTCCTGAAATTGAAGCAATTAAAAAGGTACGAGAAACTGCTGCATCTAAATATAATTCCGAGATTACCGAAAAGATATTCGCAATACCAGAAGATATACAAAATAAAATTAACGAACAAATTTTAAAAGAGACTACTTAAATTATGGAAATTAAATTATCAAAAGAAAATCTAGAAGGCAAAAAACTATTTGTTGCTACTCCAATGTATGGCGGTAGTTGTCTTGGTGCTTATATGAAGTCTTGTTTAGACTTACAAATGGCCGGATTACAATATGGATTGGAAATTAAATTCTCGTTCTTATTTAATGAAAGTTTAATTCAGCGAGCAAGAAATTATTTGGTTGATGAATTTTTACGTTCTGATTGTTCTCATATGATGTTTATTGATGCTGATATTGGTTTTAATGCAATGGATGTTATTGCCATGTTAGTATTAGATAAAGATATTATTGGCGCTCCGTACCCAAAGAAAACTATTAAATGGGAAAATATTAAAAAGGCAATTATTAAAAATCCTAATATTTCGACTGGAGAATTAGAGAGATTAGGTGGAGATATTGTATTTAATCCTGTTGCTGGAACTAAACAGTTTAATGTTACTGAGCCATTACAAGTTCTTGAGATTGGAACTGGTATGATGATGATTCGTAAAGATGTTCTATCTAAATTTAAAGAAGCGTTTCCGCAATATGAATATACGCCCGATCATGTTGGAACTCAACATTTTGGTGGTGATAGAAAAATTCATTCGTATTTTAACGTTGAAATTGATGAAGAATCTAATCGCGTATTAAGCGAAGATTATCACTTCTGTCAACAATGTAGAAAAATCGGAATTGAAGTTTGGATGGCGCCATGGGTTAACTGTTTACATGTCGGAAGCTATCAGTTCCAAGGTAATTTACCAGCTGTAGCAAATTATCTCGGCGAACTGTAAAATAATTTAAAAAAGTGCTTGACTTTATAGAGGTGTTAATATATAATACCTCTATACTAAAAAAGTTAGAAATAATTTTAAAAAAGTTGTAAAAATTGACTAAATAGAATAAAGTATTTTTATAAATAGGTACTTTACCAAGAATATTTGCCTTTTTAGTATAATGGCTATTACAGTTGACTTGTAATCTTCAGATCTCAGTTCGATTCTGGGAAGAGGCTCCAAATTATTACTCCCATTAGCTCAGTCTGGTAGAGCGATCCGTTTGGGGCGGATAGGTCGGCAGTTCGAATCTGTCATGGGAGACCAAATGTTTATTGAGAATTATATTATGATTATAGGTTTACTTGGTTTTATTGGTTCCGGAAAAGGAACTGCTGGCGATATTTTAGTAGAAAATGATTTTACTGCTTTATCCTTTGCTGGTTCGTTAAAGGATGCAGTATCTTCTATTTTTGGTTGGGATAGAGCTCTATTAGAAGGTGATACTGAAGAATCGCGAGTTTTTCGTGAAACTGTTGATAATTTTTGGTCAGTTAAATTTGGTAAATCTATAACGCCTAGATATATTTTACAGTATTTTGGTACAGAAGTTTGTAGAAATAATTTACTTGATAGTATTTGGGTTGATTCTCTAGAAAGAAAAATTCAACAGTATGATAATGTAGTTATTACTGATGTTAGATTTAAAAATGAAATTAGTTTTTTAAGGTCTATTGGGGCTAAATTTATACATATTGACAGAAAAGAAACGCGACCTGAATGGTATGGATTTCTTGACTCAGTAGATAGACCTGTATTTGTAGCTTATGCTGAAGCTAGAGATATTCATAAATCTGAATATGAATGGTATAGTAATCCTCATATTGACTATATAATTCAAAATAATGGAACTCTACAAGAATTAGAGCTAAAAATATTAGATGTAATTGTAAATAATTAAATATGATTTCTAAATATCTAACACAAATACAAAATGACGGGTTACAAATAGATGTTGTTTATGATATTGGCGCTCATCAAGGTAGTTGGTCTAGTTATTTAAAATCCAACGTTTTACCTGTTAGCGATTTTTATTTATTTGAAGCTGACTCAATACATCAGTCGTCTTTAGAAGAATTAGGTTTTCCATATTTTATTGGAGTATTAAGTAATCCTGGGAGAAAATTTGTTGAGTTTTATAACACAAATTCAACTGATTGTAGCACTGGTAGTTCTTATTATAAAGAAAATACTGTTTATTATGATAATTTTTCTGCAGTTAAATTTCCTTGTACAACGTTAGAATCACTTATAATTGAATATGGTTTACCAATACCTAATCTACTGAAAATAGATACGCAAGGTTCTGAATTAGATATTTTGCGCGGCGTTGAATCATATATAGATAATATTGATTTGATATATTTAGAATGCCCTATAATTAAATATAACATTCATGCTCCATCTATTCAAGATTATATAGATTATATGAAAGAAAAAGGATTTATTCCTACTGAAGTAATGGAAATCCATAGATATGAACATGTATTATTACAAATAGATATTATGTTTATTAATTGCGCAACAAAAGAATGGCTTTATGGTCCAACTGAATTTAGTCGACCTTTAGTTTAAAAGATAATTCCCTAGTAGCTCAGTGGTAGAGCTGACGGCTGTTAACCGTCCGGTCGGTGGTTCGAACCCATCCTAGGGAGCCAAATAAGACCCATTAGGTGTGACTATGACGGAATTGGTAGACGTCCTCGATTGTGATTCGAGATTTTGTGGGTTCAAGTCCCACTAGTCACCCCTAATGGGTTTAAAAAATAATTGTCGCTATCGTCTATCGGTTAGGACACAAGAATGAATGCATTCTTGTAAGCGGGGTTCGACTCCCCGTAGCGACGCTAATATTGGGTAGGTAGTTTAATTGGATAAAACGTGTGCCTCCAAAACACAAAGATGAGAGTTCGAATCTTTCCCTGCCCGCCAAATAATTTAATACGAGGAAGTTATGAAAACTTTATTTTTAGTTATTTTATGTTTATTTGTAACAGGTTGCGCTAGTTCTGGTGATTTAGCTAAATTGCAGGATGATCATGCTGCTTTAACTGCAAAGGTTGAATCTTTGACAAATTCAAATAAACAGTGTGATAAAAAATTAGATAATTTCTTCAAAAAAGTTCAGAAGAAATAATATATGCCCCTTTAGCTCAATGGTTAGAGCGTCCGACTCATAATCGGTTGGTTCTAGGTTCAAGTCCTAGGAGGGGCACCAAATATTGCGGGATTGGTATATAGGTTGTGCCTTAGCCTTCCAAGCTAATGAAACGAGTTCGACTCTCGTATCCCGCTCCAAATTTTATTATGTATTTTATTATGGGAGATTTATGAAACATAGATCATATAATGTTGATGGATATGCAATAGATGTCTATGACGATCTATTTACATTAGCTGAAAGAACTCATTTCTATAACTATATTTCTAATTCAAGTTTTCGGTTTGGCTGGGAAGATACTAGTGAAATTGAATACGGTAATTATAGATATTTTTATTCAGCATATAATCAAGAAGATCGTAATAATTTAGGAATTTTTGATTCATTAAGTCGTCATGAAGGTTTGCGATATACCCTTAGTCAATATAATATTAACAAAAGTATTGTTAATTTATCAATTCCGGTAAATACATATTTTAACCATAGTCATGTTGAAGACAAAGTTTTATTATATTATGTAAACCTTCGATGGAAAGAAGAATGGGGTGGAGAAACTCTTTTCTATGATGATAGTTTAAACGATATTTTATTTGCAAGCCCATTTACTCCAGGTAGATTAATTTTATTTGATGGACAAATTCCGCATACATTAAGACCGCAGGCTGGTTCAGCTCCGCATTTCCGTTTCACATTCACAACATTCTTTACTAAAAACTTATGATTGAAAATAAACCTAGATCTTGTGGCGATTGTTCAGCTTGTTGCGAAGGATGGCTCCATGGAGAAGCGCACGGGCATAAATTTTGGCCAGGAAGACAATGTCATTTTAATGGAAAAAATGGTTGTACTATTTATGAAGATAGACCGGAAAATCCATGTAAATCTTTTAAATGTTTGTGGTTATCTGGGGAACAAAATGTTCCCGCGTGGATGAAACCGGATGAATGTAAAGTTATTCTCTCGTACCAAAATAAAAACGGAAAACCTTATATTTTAGTTTCTGAAGCAGGTAAACCTTTAAGTGCTGAAGTTTTATCTTGGTTATTTATGGAATATTTTAATGGTAATATAGGGAATTTTGCATATGAACTAAATGGTGGTATGAATTTTGTTGGGGACAATGAATTTTTAAATACATAAAATTGCTTGACTTTTTATGTGTATTAAGTTATACTATATATGTACTGTGTACTTTTGTTATTATTTTAAATAAGGTGATTAAATGAAAATTTCTCAAGAAACAACTGCTATTCTAAAAAACTTTGCTCACATCAATCAAGGCATCTTTTTTAGAAAAGGTAATACTGTTTCAACTATGAGTCCAGGTAAAAATATTTTATCTGTGGCTACTATCTCAGATACAATTCCTCAAGACTTTGGTATTTACGATTTAAATAATTTCTTATCCGTTGCTTCTTTATTTAAAGAAGGTCCAGAATTAGAATTTGATGATAAACATGTTATTATTAAAGGTCGTGGAGGTCGTAGTAAAATTAAATATCGTGTTGCTGATCAATCAATGATTGTTGTTCCGCCAGAAAAACTTCCTAATGTTCCAGCTCCAGATGTTAAATTTACATTCTCTAAAGAAGATTTTGAGTGGGTATTAAAAACTGCAACTGTTCTTGGTGCACCTCATGTTGCCGTTGAATCGGATGGAACTACTGTATCTTTAGTTACTTTTGATGAAGCAAATGATTCAAGTCATGTTAATTCATTAGAAATGGCTGACGTTGATCCAGAAGGTAAAGTATTTAAATTAGTATTTAAAGCTGAAAATTTAAAAGTTATTCCAGATACGTATTCGGTTGAGATTTCTAGTAAAGGTATTTCAGCATGGACTTCTACTACAGCTGAATTAAAATATTGGATTACTATTGAAACGAGTTCAACATTTGGTAAATAAAATATGAGCGATTTTAATAATACAATGTTAGATAACTGGAATTCTTATATTCCAGCTACTTCAAGTTATAAAATGAAACAAATATTTTTATTTACTTTATTAGATGCTTATATTAGTGAAGAAGTTGATAAAAAAGAATTAATACATGGCATTAAATCAATTTTGACAGAGGAATAATATTATGACTGAAACTTTAGAAACAGTATTTGGTACGCTTGATGATAAACAATTAAAAATTCTTACTGATGGGTTGAAAGAAATTTCAGTTCATTTTTCTAGAGTTGAGCGCGAAAAAGAAGCAATTAAAGATATCGTTGATGCCGTTAAAGATCAAATTGAGTTACCAAAGAAAATTATTAATCGTTTAGCTAAAACGTATCATAAACAAAATTTTGCTGAACAAAATACTGAAGATAAAGAATTTGCTAAACTTTATGTAAGTGTTGTATCAGGTCATACAGCTTAAATTGATTTTTGGGTGGCTTCGGTCACCCTTTTTATTATTTTTATTTTGGAGTTTATATTATGATACGTGAGCATATGTTATGGTGCGAAAAATACAGACCAGAAAAAATTTCAGATTGTATTCTTCCTGAATCAATCAAATCGACATTCCAAGAATTTGTTACTCAAAACAAAATCCCTCATTTATTAATTGCAGGTTCAGCTGGCGTTGGTAAAACAACTATTGCAAAAGCCTTATGTAAAGAAACAGATTGCGACTATATTGTCATTAATGGTTCTGATGAAAATGGTATTGATGTTCTTCGTGGTAAAATTAAAAATTATGCATCTTCAGTTAGTTTATCTGGCGGACGTAAAGTAATTATTATTGATGAAGCAGATTATTTAAATGCTAATTCACTACAACCAGCTTTGCGTAATGCAATTGAAGAGTTTTCTCGTAACTGTTCTTTTATATTTACTTGTAACTATAAAAACCGTATTATTGAACCGCTACATTCAAGATGTTCAGTTGTCGATGTAAAGATTACAAAAGAAGATAAACAGAAATTAATGGCTCAGTTTTTTAAACGAGTTTGTTGGATTTTAGATGAAGAAAAAGTTGAATATAACAAAGAAGTTGTAGCTCAGGTTATTGCTAAATATTATCCAGATAATCGTAGAGTTTTAAACGAACTTCAGCGTTATGCAATGGGTGGTGTTATTGATGCGGGTTTATTATCACAAGTTTCTGATGTAAATTTAACACCATTAATTAAAGGTTTAAAAGAAAAATCGTTTGCTGACGTTAGAAAATGGGTTGTTGATAACTTAGATAATGATAGTCAAACAATTTATCGCAAGATGTATGATTCAATGTATGATATTTTAAAGCCAAATTCAATACCCCAGTTAGTGTTATTAATTGGTCGATATCAATATCAAACAGCTTTTGTTATTGATCACGAGATTAATTTAATGGCTTTCTTTACAGAATGTATGGTTGACTTAGAATTCAAATAGGTGAGTTATGGATTTATTTAAAGAAGTTTTACCATCATTGCTTCAATATAAAAAATCTATTATTACATCCGATAACGAAAAACAATACGAACCTTATATTGTAAATCGAGCATTAAGTCAGCATAATGATTGTTTGTTATATGTAAATGAAATGAATCAGTATTCTGGTTTAGATAAAAAAATGCAATATGATTTTTACCTAAATATATTAGTTGCTAAGAAAAGACCTTTTCAAAAATGGTATAAAGCAAGCGAATCAAAAGATATTCAGGTAATTAAGGAGTATTTCGGTTATTCATCAGAAAAAGCTAAAGATGCATTAAGAATTCTTACTCCTGAACAAATTGATAAAATTAAGGAAGTTGTTGATAAAACAGGAGTTATAAAATGAGTGACATTTTTAATGGATATGGCGTTGAGGTATTTATTGATGAAAATAATTTTTTAAAAATTAAAGAAACATTATCTAGAATTGGCGTATTATCTAAAAAAGATAAAACTTTATATCAATCATGTCATATTTTACATAAACAAAGTAGATATGTAATTATCCATTTTAAAGAATTATTTGGTCTAGATAACAAATCTCATGAAATTAGTGAAAATGATATTGCTAGAAGAAATACTATTGTAAATCTTTTAAGAGATTGGGAATTATTGGAAATTAGACACGAAGATGAATGTAAATCTCCGTTAGTTCCTATTAGTCAAATTAAAATTTTATCGTATAAAGAAAAAGATGAATATAATTTGGTTAGTAAATATAACATTGGCAAAGTTAAAAAATAATGCCTGGAGTTACTAGAAAAAGTACGGATTCAGCTGGAGGTAAATTAGCTGCTGGATCCGGTGATGTATTTGTTAATGGAGCTGCAGCAGTTAGAATAGGTGATGCAGTTACAGGTCATGGGGTCGCCCCTCATGATTCCCCAACTATGGCTGCTGGTTCTGGTTCAGTATTTGTTAATGGCATTGCAGTTTGTCGAGCTGGCGATGCCGCTACTTGTGGCCATTCAGCGTCAGGGTCGGGAGACGTTTTTGCTGGTGGCTAAATAGTTTTGCGAGAATGGTTCTCGTGGAAAAATGACCTGCTTCGGGGGTCGAAATTAAATCTTGCTTTTAAGGAGAAAAATATGTACGCTAAAGACTTAACTACTTTTAGAACAATTCATAATTCAGCATTAATTGGTTTTGACGAATTATTTCGTAGAATCAATGAATTGGAAAAGCCGCAAACTGGGTTTCCTCCATATGATATTATTAAACAGTCTGAAGAGAAGTTTGTTATCAAAATGGCAGTTGCTGGATATACAAAAGATCAAATCTCAGTTACTTTAGATACAGGTAAACTTGTTGTTACAGGTAAAATTAAACCAGATGAATCTAAAAAAGATTCGGAATTCTTATATAAAGGAATTGCTGAAAGAGATTTTACTAGAACATTTACCATAGCTGATACAGTTGAAGTCGATAAAGTATCATTATCCGATGGTATGTTATATGTATCGCTAAGAAATGTAATACCAGATAACAAAAAGCCTAAAATATTTCAAATAGAATAATTAGGTTTTATAACTATAGGGGCAATCAGAAATGGTTGCCCTTTTTTTTTGCTTGACGAAAAATGACTTATATAGTATAATATTATTATAGTTTAAATGTAGGAGGTATTATGTCTTATAGCCGTTGGTCTTGTTCAGATTGGTATGCATTTCATACAACTGAATCCGGTGAAACAAAAGAAACTCAAAAACTAGCTTTATGGTATGCTGGAGCTGATGAAAATCCAATTTATACCTATGAAGAATTAAAAGTAATTACGCCAGAAATAATTAGAGCAAGGTGTGATATGGAAATTGGTGAAAGTAATATGGAAGAAGCGTTTTATATTATAAAGCAATTTATATTTGATATTGATGATGAATTTAACCCTGATAAAAAATGAAAGATAAATTTGTTAAATACTTTATGGATGTCGCCGAGAGAACTGCTCAGTTGTCCTATGCGACTCGTTTACAAGTTGGTACGGTCATAGTAAAGAATAATCGTATCATTAGCTGTGGGTACAATGGAATGCCTGCAGGGTGGACGCCTAATGATTGTGAATATCCAGTTTCTATTGATAATGTTGAATTTTCAAAATTACCTCTTGACGAACAAGCTAGATTCACGTATAATTTCAATAAAAATGAGTGGGAAGGATTAAAAACCTATGATGAGTTAATTCATTCTGAAGCAAATGCAATTAGTCAGTTAGCGCGTTCAACAGAATCTGGTATAGGTGCAACAATTATTTGTACTCATAGTCCTTGTTTACAGTGCGCAAAAATTATATACAGTTCTGGTATAAAAACTTTATATTATAAAAACGAATATCGTTCAGCCGCAGGTATTCGTTTTCTTGAAAAATGCGGTGTTAAAATATATAAAATTGAGGAAGAAAATGACAGTTAAACAATTTAAATTATTATCTGGTGAAACAGTTCTTGGAACATATCTTGGTCCATGCGAAACGAGACCTGAATGTGATTTATTCGAAGATACGATTCAATTAGTTATTACTGACTCATTGGAAAATCCAAAAGAACAATCAGTTGGTTTTGCTCCATTTCCGGAATATAATAACCCAAAAAATAAAAATAAGATTGAAATTAATAAAAATTTAGTTGTATTCTATATTGAACCAGATGAACAATTTGTTGAACAATATAATAAAATTTTTGGTAAAATCTTAACTGCGCCACAAAAAATCTTTACAGGAAAATAAATGTCAAAATTCTACACTGACGTATCTATATTAGGGAATAGTATTTTATACAAAGGGATTGAAAATGGTAAGCGAGTTCAGTTCAAATATGAATATTCGCCTAAAGTTTATGTTAAATCAAATAAACAAAGTGATTGGAAAAATCTTTTCGGTCAATATGTTGAAGAAATCCAACCTGGAGATATTAAAGAAACCCGTGATTTTATTAAAAGATACGAAGATGTAGATAATTTTGAAATTTATGGTGATATCGGATTCGATGTCCAATTTATCTCTGATCAATTTCCAAAAGTTATTGATTGGGATATAGAATACATTAATTCATATGTATTGGATATCGAAACTGCAACAGAAAATTCCGGTTTTCCATCTCCTGATTTAGCAGCAGAAGAAGTTCTTCTTATCACTATGAAAAACATGAAAACAAAACGCTCTACAACTTTTATGTCTAGAGAATATACTGGAAATAAAAAAGAAAACTGTGAGTTTATTTTATGTGATGATGAGTATTCTTTATTGAACCGTTTTGTTGATTTCTGGAAACATAGCGATATTGATATTATTACAGGTTGGAACGTTGAAGGGTTCGATATAAAATATCTTGTTAATCGTATTGCTAAAATTATTAGCGAAGATAGAGTTAAGGATTTAAGTCCATGGAACAGGATTAAAGAACGAAAAACTAAAGACGATTTTGGTAAACCAACAACTCTATTTGAAATTGTTGGAGTTAACGTTGTTGACTTTCGAGATCTTTATAAAAAATACGGACAGAAAAAACCAGAAAATTTACGATTAGAAACTGTAGCTCAGTTAGTTTTAGGTCATGGTAAATTAGATCATAGTGAATTTGATACATTTAAAGATTTTTACACTAATGGTTGGAATAAGTTTGTGGATTATAACATTATCGACTGCGATAGAGTCGATGAGCTAGAAGATTCAGAAAAACTTATTGATTTGTGCTTAACCATGAGTTATTTGGCCAAAATTAATTATGGTGATATTTATAGCCAAATTAGAATGTGGGATGCAATTATTTTTAATCATTTAAAAGCGAATAAAATTGTAATTCCACCTAGATCTAAAAATAGTAAAAATGAACAGTTTGAAGGTGCTTTTGTTCGTGAACCAGTTCCTGGGTTTTATCGTAATATTGCTAGTTTCGATGCCACTAGTTTGTATCCAAGTATTTTACAAACATGGAATATTTCGTTGGAAACTTTTACTGGTATGTTTGATGGTAATATTACAACTAAAGGTTTATTAGATAAAGAATATACTTTTCCAGAAGAATATGCTGTTGCAGCTAATGGTGCTATGTATCGCAAAGACAAAGTTGGTATGATTCCTGAGTTGATTGACGTTTATATGAAAAAACGTAAAGAGGCGAAATCAACAATGTTAAAATATGAATCTGAAATGGAGTTATTAAAAGCTAATAAAGATTATGATAAAAAAGAATACAAAAGAATATCTAATTTAATTTCAAAGTTTAATAATGAGCAGATGGCATTTAAAATTGCTATGAATAGTTTGTATGGAGCTTTAGGTAACGCTTTCTTTAGATATTACACCTTAGAAAATGCTCGAGCTGTAACTTTATCTGGTCAATACATTATTATTTCCGTTGGTGAATTTGTTAAATTAAAATTAGATAAAATGTTTAAAGCTGATTATCCATGGGTAATTTATCAAGATACAGATTCAATTTATCTTTCGTTAGAACCTATTGTTAATAAATTTTATTCTGATAAAGAATTTAAAGAAATTGTTCCTGTTTTAAGTAAAATTTGTAAAGAAAAGATTGATCCAATTATTAATGAATGTTGTGATGATTTGCAAGCCTATACTCATGTAAAACGTAACTGTATTTCATTTAAACTTGAGGGTATTAGTTCTAATGGTTTTTGGACTGGTAAAAAACGATATGCATTAAATGTGTATGAAAATGAAGGTGTTGTTTATAACGAACCTAAGATAAAAATTATGGGTCTTGAAGTTGTTAAATCTTCAACTCCATTAGTTATTCGCGATAAACTTCGTAGCTCAGTTGGTTTGATTTTAAATGGAACTGAAGAGGATATTCAAAATTTTGTTTCTGAAGTAAAAAGCGAGTTTAAAAAATATTCTGTCGAAGAGATTGCGTTTCCTCGTGGAGTAAATGGTATTGAAAAGTATTCTGATTCAGAAACCATTTATGGTAATAAATGTCCGATTCATACTAAAGGTTCGATCCTATATAACAATAAACTTCGTGAAATGAGTCTTCAGAATAGATATGAAATGATTGGTGAAGGTGCGCATATTAAATTTTGTTATTTAAAATTACCTAATCCATTAAAACATGAAGTAATTTCATTTCCAGTTTCAATTCCACCTGAGTTTGATTTAGAACAATATGTAGATTACGATAAACAGTATGAAAAAACTTTCTTGGACCCATTAAATGGTATGTTGGAAGCCATTGGTTGGTCGCATGAAAGAAGAAATTGTATTGATGACTTTTTTGCTTAAAGGAAAATAAAATATGAGTTTGTTAGATAAAATTAAAAAGAATAGTACAATTAAAGAAACTTCGGTTCTTTCTAAATCAAAATTCTTTGTTGATAAAGATATGATTCAAACGCCAATTCCAATTATTAATGTGGCTTTATCTGGTTCATTAGATGGAGGGTTTACTCCTGGATTTACTATGTGGGCTGGTCCAAGTAAACATTTTAAAACTGCATTTAGTTTATTAATGGCTAAATCGTATATGGATAAATATCCAGAATCAGTTTTGTTATTTTATGATTCAGAGTTTGGTACGCCGCAATCATATTTCCAATCTTTTGGTATTGATATGGATAGAGTGATCCACACTCCTCTTAAAAACGTCGAGGAATTGAAGTTTGATATAATGAATCAGATTGATAATATTGTCCGTGGAGATCGAATTCTTATCCTTATAGACTCTATTGGTAATTTGGCTAGTAAGAAAGAAGTTGATGATGCCTTAGATGGTAAATCAACAGCTGATATGACAAGAGCTAAACAATTAAAATCTTTGTTTAGAATGATTACTCCTCATTTAATGTTAAAAGATATTCCATTGGTAGCTGTTAATCATACCTATAAAACAATGGAACTTTATGCAAAAGATGTTGTTGGTGGCGGTACTGGTTCATATTATGCAGCTGATAACATTTATATTTTAGGTCGCCAACAAGAAAAAGAAGGAACTGAAGTAATTGGATATAACTTTATTATTAACGTTGAGAAATCTCGATATACCAAAGAGAAATCTAAAATTCCAGTTTGCGTAAGTTTTAAAGGTGGTATTAGTAAATGGTCTGGTTTAATTGATTTAGCATTAGAATCTGGTATCGTTATTAAACCGAGTAATGGTTGGTATCAAAAAGTTAATTTAGCAACTGGTGAACTTTTAGAGAAAAAATATCGATTAAAAGAAACTGAATCTGCTGAATTTTGGGATCCTATTTTGGAAAGCACTCAATTTAAAGCATTTATTGAAAGTAAATATAAAGTATCTCATGGAGATATTTTTGGTAATGATATTGATGAAGATATTGATGCTGTATTTGCTGATGAGGAATTGGAAGATGCATAGATTAACTAGAATTGATATTAATGATATTTTTTATGTAACGCTTATTATTAGTTTTCTTTGTTGGACAATAGCATCTTGGTTTACTCATATTATAGTTTGTATTAACAATAAAGAATGGTTATTTTTAATTGCCGGAGCCATAATGGCTCCAATTGCGTGGGTTCATGGAACTGGCGTTTGGTTTAATGTTTGGTAGGAGAAAAAAATGGTTGACGAAAGAACAGTTGTAGAGTATAATTTCATTGAGGTCAATGGAGCAAATGGATTAAAATTAGAATCCGGTGAATTTGACGGGGTTATCGTAACATTAAGCGATCTTAGTGTTCAAGATGATGGTACAGATAATCCAGATGGATCTGCTGTGTTAAGTTTTAATTATGATGTCGTTTATGACGCCGAAAAACCAAAAGAATTATTTGAAACTATAGATTTTAAAAATACTATAGGTGATATATTAATGAAAATTCTTACTGACAGTATTAAAGAAGCAGGAGAAAATATTGAATCTGAATACGCTGATTTTGAAGAACCTTCATTACTCTGAAGAATTTACGAGAAAAGTATTACCTTTTTTAAGGGCAGATTATTTTAATGATAGAAATGAACGAACAATTTTTAACGAGATTAGTTCGTTCATTACAAATTATGGAAATATTCCAACATATGAAGCTCTTATTATTCAGTTAAATGAAAAAACAGTTTCCGAAGAAGAACATAAAGAAACTCTTACATTATTAAATGAATTGCATGAAGCTAAATCTGAAACTGTAGATTTGGAATGGTTAGTTGATAAAACGGAAACTTTTTGTCAAGACCAAGCAATCTTTAATGCTGTTAGAGAATCTATTACAATTCTCGATGGAAAACATAAAGATTTATCAAAAGGAAGTATTCCTACGTTATTATCTGAAGCATTATCTGTTTCTTTTGACTCAAGCGTTGGTCATGATTATTTGGGTGATGCTGATAGCCGTTATGAATATTATCATAGAACTGAAGAAAAAGTTCCTTTCGGGCTAAACTATTTTAATCTTATAACAAATGGTGGATTACCAAAGAAAACTTTAAATGTTATCTTAGCTCCACCTCATGGCGGTAAAAGTTTAATGATGTGTAACTTTGCAGCTGATTTTCAAACAGCAGGTAAAAATGTTTTATACATAACTTGTGAAATGGCTGAAGAAGAAATTGCAAAACGTATTGATGCTAATTTGCTTAGAATATCTATGGATGATTTAATGCAAATGGATAAATCAACTTTTGATAAAAAGATTAATTATGTTAAATCAAAAACTGTTGGTAAGTTATTTGTCAAAGAATACCCAACAGCTGCAGCTAATGTAAATCATTTTAGAACTTTATTAAATGAATTGCGTTTAAAAAAGAATTTCGTTCCAGATGTAGTGTTTATTGATTATTTAAATATTTGTGCTAGTTCTAGAATGAAGATGTCTGGTAGTATCAACACTTATACATATATTCAGGCTATTGCGCAAGAATTGCGTGGCTTTGCTCAGGAGTTTAGTATTCCTGTTGTGACAGCAACTCAGACAACTAGAAGCGGATCTCAAAGTAGTGATGTTGATATGAGTGATGTATCTGAATCATTTGGTGTTCCTGCTATTGCTGATTTTATGTGTGCAATCATTAACAGCGAAGAATTATATGATTTAAATCAAATGATGATTAAACAGTTAAAAAATCGTTATAGAGATTTAAATTTAAATAAACGATTTGTTGTTGGTGTTGATCGAGCTAAAATGAAATTGTTTGATGTTGAACAATCAGCTCAGGAAGGTATTACTGATGCTGGAAGCATGGATCCATCTGAGTCGTATAAATCTATGCAAAAACAAAATAAATTTGAAAAGAAATCATTTGATGGGTTTAAAGTATGACAAAAAGTGCAGTAGTAATAATTCCAACAACAGGAGCTGATACTCTTATAGAAACAATTGAGAGTGTTGCCAAACAAACATATGATAATGTTACTGCCCTTATTGTGGTTGATGGGAAACAATTTGCATCTAAAGTAAGGAAACTGCTTTTAGGTAAAGGTTTTAGTATTCCTTTGCGAGTTGAATATCTAGATGAAAATGTTGGAGCTAACGGCTTTTATGGTCATAGGATTTATGCAGCTTATTCTCATTTAGTTAATGAGGATTATATTTTCTTTCTTGATCAAGATAATTTGTTTGAGTCAAATCATATTGAAACTATGATTGCTAAATTAGAATCAACTAATTCTGATTGGGCGTATAGTTTGCGTAATATTTGCGATAAAAATGGAAATTATATTTATCAAGATAATTGCGAAAGTTTAGGTAAATGGGAAGCATGGACTAATTGTTATCATATAGATACTAATTGTTATTGTTTTTCAAATAAAGTTGCTGTTACTATTGCAGGAGCTTGGCACGGCGGATGGGGTCAAGATAGAATTGTATTCCAGGCACTAAAACAATATTTTCCTAATTTTGAATGTTCTAACTATTATACAGTTAATTATAGGCTTGATGGTAACGAGGGATCTGTTACTAAAGATTTTTTTGAGCATGGAAATAAATTAATGAGCGAAAAATATAATAATAAATTTCCATGGAGTAAAATATGAAAATTGATATACATACATTATATTGGAATAATGGAGAATATTTAATTAAATCGCAAAAAAAAGTAATGGATCATTTTCAAATACCAGTAATATATCATAATTTAGATGGTTATCCACACGGTAAATGGATGGATGAGGTTCTTGAAAACAGTACGTCAGATATTGTTGGATTTTTTGATAATGATTGCGTCCCTTTAAATAGACAAATTGTTGATTATGCAATAAATTATGTTGCAACAAATAAAACGTTTATTGGTACAGCTCAAGTATCAAATCATATTGCGCCATATTCGCATATATTTGCTGCTCCGTGTTTTTTCTTTATTTGTCGAGAAGCATGGATACAGCTTGGTAAACCTTCTTTTTCTGAAAATACAAGATCAGATGTTGCTGAAGAAGTTTCTTATAGAGCTGAAGAACATAAATTATCATATAAAGCTTTATATCCAACTCATTTTGAGCGAGAATCAACAGAAGGTATTTGGAAATTAAGTAACTATGGATATTTTGGTATAGGAACTGTTTTTGCTAATTCCATCTATCATTTATATCAAGGTCGTTTTAAACAAAATGCAGATTTATTTGCTAAACGTTGCCAAGAAATAATTGATGGTACGTTTACTACAAACGGTATGCGTAATTCAATTTAGGAAATAATTATGAGTAAAATTAGTATAGTAACTGCTTTTTTTGATATTGGTAGGGGAGAATGGACTCCAGATAAAGGATTGCCTCATTATTTACAAAGATCTACTGATGTTTATATCAAAAGGTTTTCTTATTTGTTGAACTTAGATACAGATATTACTGTTTATACATCTCCTGACCTTGTTAATACGTTGACAGAATTAAGCGTTGGTAAATTAGCAAAAACAACTATAGTTGGAATTGATTTATCTGAATTTGATAGTATAAAAGAACGTATTGTAGATATTCAGCAAAACGAATTATTTAAAAATAGTATTTCTCCGAATCAGCTAAAAAATCCTGAATATTGGAATTCAGATTATGTATTGGTTACTAACTTAAAAGCATATTTCGTCGATTTATCTATTAAAAATGGATTATCTAAAAATGATATGGTTGCTTGGATTGATTTTGGTTATTGTAGAAGCGAACAAAATATACCACAAAGTAATTCCTGGGAATATAATTTTGACCCAACAAAACTTCATTTATTTGCATATAAGCAATATGATGGTAAAAATATATTAGAAATAATTGCAACAAATGATGTATACATACTTGGAGCTAAAGTTGTTGCGCATAAATCTATGTGGTCAATTATGGCACAATTAATGAAATCTTCTCAAGATAAATTATTTGAAAATAATTTTGTTGATGACGATCAAGGTTTATGGTTAATTTCCAGTTTAATGGAACCCTATTTATTTGAGTTGCATACAATACCAGATCATCAATTAGGTGGAGATCCTTTTGTTTTGTTTAACGAGTTTAACGATACTGTATGAATAAATTAATAATTTTTGATTTAGATGGCGTTTTAATAGATTCTAGGAATTTACATTATTATGCTTTAAATGAAGCATTAAGTCATATTGATGATAGCTATACTATAAGTATAGAAGAGCATTTAAGCGTTTATGATGGATTAAATACTACAAAAAAGCTTAAATTATTAACTCAAACTAAAGGTTTAGAACCTAAACATTATGATACTATTTGGGAAAATAAACAAAATGCTACATTTAAATATATAAAAGAATTTCAGGAACACTTTTTATTACAAAAGATATTTGCTAAAATAAAAAATAGAGGTTATAAAATTGCTGTTGCTAGTAACTCAATAAGAGAAACTGTAAAATTATCTTTATTGAGTATCGGTGTATTAGAATTTGTTGACTATTACGTTAGTAATGAAGATGTAACTAGAACTAAACCATATCCAGAAATGTATTGGAAATGTATGATAGCTATGAATGCTCTTCCTAAAAATACAATAATTGTTGAAGATAGTCATATTGGTAGACAAGGAGCTATAGATTCTGGCGCGCATTTATTAGCAGTTGATGATTCTCATGAAGTTAATTCAGAACATATATTAGATAGGATTTATAATATGATGGATAAAATCGAAGGAGTTGGTAAAAAGCCTTTGCCATGGAAAGATACAAAATTAACAGTATTAATTCCAATGGCTGGCGCGGGTAGTAGGTTTTCTGCTGCAGGTTATACTTTCCCTAAACCTTTAATTGAGGTTAGAGGAAAACCTATGATTCAAGTTGTTGTTGAAAACTTGAATATAGAAGCTAATTATGTATTTTTAGTACAAAAAGAACACTATGAGCAATACAATTTAAAATATTTGTTAAATTTAATTGCGCCAAATTGTGAAATTGTATTGGTTGATGGTATTACTGAAGGTGCTGCTTGTACAACTTTATTAGCTAAAAAGTATATTGATAATGATAATCCATTGGTTATGACTAATTCTGATCAATTTATTGAATGGAATTCTAATGAATGTTTATATGCATTTTCAGCTGATGCTATTGATGGAGGTATATTAACATTTAATGCTACACACCCTAAATGGTCATATGCTAAAGTCGATGAAACTGGTTTTGTTTCTGAAGTTGCAGAAAAGAAAGTTATATCTGATCAAGCAACAGTAGGAGTTTATTATTGGAAAAAAGGTTCTGATTATGTTAAATATGCTGAACAAATGATTGAAAAGGATATACGAACTAATAATGAGTTTTATGTATGTCCAGTATTTAATGAAGCTATTGCTGATGGTAAAAAAATACGAGTAAAAACTGTTGAAAAAATGTGGGGTATTGGTACTCCTGAAGATTTAAATTATTTTCTAGATAATCATAAAGAATGAAAAACATTATATTTTTTATAACTCATAAAACATTAGGCGTTGAACACGCTACAGCTTGTTTTTATAGTTTATCTAAACAAGAAAATGTTTCTGGTAAATTTGATGCCTTATATATTTACAATACGCACCAAGATGAATTATCAAATGATACGTTAATAGATTTATACGAAAAATTTAATTTAAATACTTTTTTTGCTGAAATTAAATTATTTGATTATAATCCTAATACCGAAAAGGCATTAGGTGCAGATATATCAACTATTAGAAATTACGTTACGGAAAATTATGTTCAAGAAGATAGAGTTTTATTATTAAAATCTGATTGCCTTTTATCTAAAAATTATTTTAGCGATATTCTTTCTTTACCTGTAGATATTCCCGCATATTTTGTTGCTCCATTTATTTGTGCAAAAGAAAGAATAACTGATACTGAAATATTTGAATATATTTCTAGAGATTCGTATATTCAGTCAGATGATATAACGTTTTTTGTGGAAGATCAAATAGGTAGTAGTAATAATGATTTTAATAACCGTCCTGAAGTAAATATAACTGATAATAGCATAAAATTTACTTCTTGTTATGTTATTAGAGATTTTTCTTGTCATTTCCTTTCTGTTGGATTATTTGATTTCGTACATATAGCTGTTCAGAGTTGGGGTGGGGTTAATTTTTCTTCTTTATTTAAGTATTTTATTGGAACTAATCGAAGTTTTGTAGTTCACAAATATCATAGTATTGTTAGTGAAAACAGAGTTACAGATAGAGAAGGTCCAGTTGTTTCTTGGTTAAAGAGTTAGTGTATGAGAATAGCAGTTTTAATAGCAGGTCATATAAGATCATGGGATTTTTGTAAACAAAATTTTTTAGAAAATTTGTATAACGCCAATCATCAAATTGATGTTTTTGTTGACACGTATAATGAAATTTTTAGGTCAGATTATCATCTTCATAAAGAATATGAAATGAATATTATTAAAAATTCTGATCAAATTAAACAAATGTTTTCTGGTATTAATGTTGTAAATTTTGGTATAGAACCTGAGGTTGTTGGACCCCCTCAAGATATGCAAAAAAGAAAATTATTACGAGTATTTAATGATTTTTTACAACATGAAAATATTTATGGAACATATGATTTAGTTATAAGATATAGATTTGATATATTATTAAATAAACCTTTAAATTATGAATATATATTACAAGAATGTACCAATAATCCTAAATTAATTTTTATTGGTGATGGTGCTGTTCATATGCCGCAAAACGATATGATGGCAATATGTAATTTCGATGCATTTAAAATATATTTAAATAGATTAAATACTTATCCATATCAACTTGATCCAATGATACATCATTATAGTATGGATCATTTAATAGCAGATTTTGGAATTGAATATAGCCAAACAATTGGTATTTCTATTGTTAGGCTTGATGGTAATAAAAATTATAGGATTGAAAAATAATGGTGAATTTATATAATAATGAATCAGATATACATGATAATCAAAATATTTATGATTCGTTTAATAATTTTATTTTTAGTAATGATAGAAATGTTTTTAATAAATTACATAGTAAATTTGAATTTTACGATAAAACAAAACATTTACTTGGAGATATTGTAGAATGCGGGGTATTTAAAGGTTCTGGTTTATTATCTTGGTTGAAAATTTTGGATATTAATGAACCGCATAGTATTAAAAAGGTTATGGGTTTTGATTTTTTTAATCCATCATTTGTAGATGAATTAAAAGATGAAACTGATAAACGAACAATGCAACAAGTTTTTGATCGAGATAAAGATTTAGATTTAAATTCTATTTCATATGATGGTATATCTAAAAAAATTATTTCAGCTGGATTTAATACTTCTAAGTTTGAATTGATACAAGGTGATGTTAGTAAAACTTCTAAACAAATTGTTGTTTCTAGACCTGGATTTAGAATTAGCATTTTATATCTTGATATGGATTTAGCAGAACCAACATATGATGCATTAGTTAATTTTTGGGATAATATTGTTTCAGGTGGTATTGTTGTATTTGATGAATACGCATATCATAGTTGGAGCGAAGCTAATGGGGTAGATAAATTTATAAGAGAATTTGGTATTGAATTGCATAGAACAAATATTAAAGCCCCTACTGCATATATTATTAAACCATGAAAACTGCAATATTATTAGTTGGAAACATAAGAACTTGGTCTTATTGTAAAGAAAATTTTTTACAAACATTTGGACATTTAAATCCTGATATTTTTGTGTCGACGTATAATTTACAGTATAATCATCATCCATATATACGAAATTTAATTGGAGATAATGAAGATGCATGGCTAACCAATGAAGAAATTGCTGATATTTTTTCTGGAATTAATGTTAAAAATATTAGTATTGATAGTAATTTACATTATAATTTGCCTGAAGATGTTAATAGTTTATTTACCGGATTAGAAACTACATTTTTTCAATATCTTAAATTTTTTCAATCTGTTCAAATAATGAATGAATATGATGAATATGATTTGGTTATTAAGACTCGTTGCGATTTATTATATAACCCAATTAATTTTGATAATGTTTTAAATTCTATTATTATTGATTCGGGTAATGTTTATCCTAATGATTGTATTTTAATCGCAAATAAAAATAATATTGTAAATATTTCTGAATTTATTATGCAAGAATTTTTTAATCCAATATATAGCAATAGTCATGATACTCCTCCACATGGACTATTGTGTAATGCTATTAACCATTTAAATATTCCTGTTCAGCAACAAAAAATTATGAATTGTGTTGTTAGAAAGGGAAATAAAATACAACAATATTAATATGAAAATTATATCGCATAGAGGAAATTTAACTGGACCTTGTTCAGATACAGAAAATCATCCCGATCAAATTAATTTATGTATATCTAAAGGATATGATGTAGAAATTGATTTGTGGTTTATAGATGGAGATTATTTTCTAGGGCATGACACTCCAACTTATAAAACTTCTTTTAGTTTTTTATTGGAAAGAAAGGATAAATTATGGATTCATTGCAAAAATCAAGATGCTGTATTTGCGTTGAATAACACTGGATTTAATTATTTTTGGCATCAAGAAGATGATATTACATTAACTTCTCAAGAATTTATTTGGGCTTATCCAGATAAGCATGCAAAATATTTTAAAAACCTTGTTATATTGGATTTTACAAAAAACGTTAATTTTGATTTTTATAAAAGCCGTGGAGTATATGCAGTTTGCATTGATTATATTATAGGTAATTAAAATGAAAATAGCTTTTCAAACGAATACAATTTGTCATAGAGGTACCACTGTGGCAATTTTAGATTATGCAAAATATAATCAGGAAATTTTAGGTAATGAGAGTATAATTGTTTATCCTACAAATTTTAGTGATTCTGGAGTTAGTTCTGATTCATTAACGCAACAAGATGTTTTGGTGGAAGTTAAGAAACAATTTACCGTAATCGGTTATACTTCTCTTGCTGAATTGGATAAAATAGTAGAAGATAATAATGTTGATGCTACTTATTTTATTAAAGGTGGATTTAATGATGGTTTAGTTACAACAAAATCTAAAAATTTAATTCATGCAGTATTTCAGGCTAATCAGCCTCATGGAGACAAATATGTTTATATCTCAGAATGGTTGTCGGATTATGTTAGTAATGGTAAAATTGATTTTGTTCCACATATAGTTGATTTACCAAAAACTAAACAAACTAATTTTAGAGAAAAATTAGGAATAGATAAAAATAAAATAGTTGTTGGTCGAATTGGTGGGTTGCACCAATTCGATATTCCTTTTGTGTTAGAAACTATTGCTCAATTTGCATACAAAAATTTAGATTATGTTTTTGTATTTGTAAATACATTTAAATTCATTAATTTACCAAATGTTATATTTATTGATCCAATAATTGATGAACAAGAAAAAACTGATTTTATTTTATCTTGTGATGCGATGATTCATGGTAGAAGCGATGGAGAATCTTTTGGTTTAGCTATTTGTGAAGGGTTATTTCATAATAAACCTGTATTTTGTTTTAATGGTGGTCGTGATAAACATCATATAACTTTATTAAAAGATAGTGGATTATTATATAATAATGCTATTGAATTGCGCGATATGTTACTTAATGTTAAATTATATAATAAAAATTATTCTAAATTAGTAGAAAAATTTAACCCGCATACAGTTATGGAAAAGTTTAAAACCGTTTTCCTTGATTAAAAGTGCTTGACAATATAGATGTTTTATATTATAATAGGGCATCTATTTAAAAAAAGGTGATATATGAAAGTATTGGTTACTGGTGGTTGCGGTTTTATTGGAAGTCATTTAATTGATGCACTAGTTGGCTCTGGTTATACCGTTGTTAATGTTGATGATTTGTCAGCTGATAATGATCAATTTTATTTTAATGAAAACGTTAAAAATTATCATTTTGATATTTGTAATACTAAACAATTAATTTCAGTTAGTAAAGGGTGTGAATTTATATTTCATTTAGCCGCTGAATCTAGATTAGGTGCTTCTATTGCTAATCCAAGAAAGGCAATTGATTCTAATATTAAAGGCGTTGTTTCTGTATTAGAAGCAGCAAAAGCAAATAAGATTAAAGGTATTGTTTTCTCTTCAACTTCTTCAATATATGGATTAAATACAAATTTTCCATTAAAAGAAACTGAGCGAGAAGATTGTTTAAACGCATATGCATCAACTAAATATGCAGCAGAATTATTTTTGAGAAACTATTATGAAATTTACGGAATTAAATCAGTTATTCTTCGCTATTTTAATGTTTATGGCGAACGTTCTCCCAAATCTGGCCAATATGCGCTAGTATTGGGTATCTTTGAAAAATTATTAAAAGATGGTAAACCATTAACAGTTACTGGTGATGGAACCCAAGAGCGAGATTTTATACATGTAAAAGATATTGCTCAGGCTAATATACGGTGTATTGCTAATTTTGATGCAAACCCAGATATGTGGAAAGCTCAAGTATTTAATATTGGATATGGACAAACAAAAACTATTAATGAAATTGCTAATACTTTATCAGATAGTATTGTTTATATTAAAAAACCCGCTGGTGAGGCATTAAATAATTTATCAGATAATACTAAATTTAAGTTAGCAACAGATTGGGTTCCAACTATAAATGTGCTTGACTGGATTAAAGAAAAACTATTATAATATAAATAGTTAATTATATTATACACATTAAACCAGAGAGGTTATATGCTAAGTTTTAAAGATTTTCTTGTTGAGAACGAGGAAGAAGGTGCTAAATTAAAGCACATTAAACATCCAGAAGATAGAGTTTTTGAAGGTTCAAATGGATATGCTCATGCTCGAGGTGCATTGCATCATGCGCATGATGCAATTAAATCTGGAGAACATAGCACTAACCTTACCATGAAATACGATGGATCTCCTTCCATCGTATATGGTCATCATCCAGAGAATGGTAAATTCTTTGTAGCCAGTAAATCTGCATTTAATAAAAATCCAAAAATAAATTATACTCACGAAGATATTGAGCAAAACCATGGCCATGCTCCTGGATTAGTTGAGAAGTTAAAAGATTCGTTAGATCATTTACATAAAATTACTCCAAAAAAGGGTGTATATCAAGGCGATTTAATGTTTAGTGGAGATGATAAGAAACATAATGATAATGGATCCGTATCATTTACTCCAAATACAATTAAATATACTGCTCACGGCGAAGAAGCAGATAAAGTTAAAAAAGCAAAATTAGGTGTTGTTACTCATACTCAGTATCATGGAGATACCTTATCTTCTATGAAAGCTGATCCTCATCCAGATTTACATAATTTTAAATCTCATGATCATGTTTGGAGTAAAACTCCAGAACATGATACCAAAAACGTTCATTACAGCGAATCCGATCAAGCTAAATTTCAAAAACATATGGATGCCGCTGATAAAATTCATAAAGCGCATAAAGATACTATATATGATTCTACAGCACCTCATGGTGGTGACAGTGGGCATTTAGCGACATATATTAATCATACGGTTAGAACTGGCGAAAAACCTTCTGCAGATGGATTGCAGAATCATATAGCAGGTAAATATGAAAAACAAATTGATAAGTTAAAAAGTGATGCAGGTAAAGCTAGAAAACATACTGAACTGACTAGTCATCTATCTCATATTGCTGGTAATTCTGATCATTATAATCGTTTATTAAAAATGCATGGCCATTTACAGTCGGCTAAAAATATTTTAACCAAAACATTAAATCAACATGAAGGTGGATTAGAACACCATATTGGTGACAAAAGAACTAATCCGGAAGGATTTGTTATTCATCATAATGGAGAACCAACTAAACTTGTTAATAGAGAAGAATTTTCTAAAGCTAATTTGTTAAAGGTACGTTAATGAGCACTAAAAATCCTGTTGTTACTGCTTTTGGTAGAATGAATCCACCTACAACTGGGCACTTACAGTTAATTAATGCTGTTCGTTCTACTGCAGAAAAAGAAAATGCTGATCATGATATTATCGCTTCAGGTAGTCATGATCCAAAGAAAAATCCATTAACTTCAGAACACAAATTAAAACATTTATCTAGATATTCTCCTGGAACTAATTTTTCTGTAGCTGATTCTAAATCTCCAACATTATTACATCATTTATCTAAATTACACGATAAAGGTCATGATCATTTAATTTATGTTGCGGGTTCGGATCGCACAAAAGATATGGAAGAATTAATACATAAATATAATGGAGTGCCGTCTAAACATGGATATTATAATTTTAAAAAGATAGAAGTGCGTTCAGCTGGTCATAGAGATCCAAATGCAGAAGGAACTGCTGGTATGTCTGGAACTAAAATGCGAGAATTTGCTAAAAACAATGATTTTCATTCATTTAGACAAGGAGTTCCATCTCACGTTTCAGATGATCATGCAAAAGAATTGATGAGTGATGTTAAATCTGGTATGAATGTTCATGAATCATATATTCGTGGATTTTTAAACAAACTAAGACTATTTTAAAATGCAAAATAAACAAGCAATTTTTATTATCGGATCTCCTGGATCCGGAAAGGATGTCGTAATTAGAGATATTGCATCTAATTACGGTATTGTAGAATTTACGTCAACTCAAATTGATGAGATGTTGTATAATGACGCAGTATTTAAACGAGCTAAATCGGAAAAACAAGATTCTCTTTTAGAAAGATATTCCATACTCGTTACTGGAAATTTATTCGATCTGGGGTTTGTTATAACTAAAGATATATTAGAAACAATTGGTTATACAACGCATTTAATTGTTGTTGAGGCTAATTTAGGAATTGCTGTAGAACGATTAAAAGATAGAAAAAATTTAAAAGAATCATTGGATAGAATTAGTGTTGGAAATGCAAATAGACAAGCAATTATTAGTTTATTTAACTCTTATATTACTGTGGATAATTCAAAATCATTGGATTTAACTGAATCAAGAGAATTTATTTATGATATTTTAGAAGATTTAACATTTAAATCAGATTTACGTTTAGAAGAAATTGTAAAAATTAATTTGAAGAAAAAGGTTAATAAAATTGTTCCATTAAAACTTCCTGCCGATTCTTCTGATACTAGAAGTATGACTCCAGGAACATGGTCTGTTTATAATGGAGTTGCTGAATCAGTTGAATCGCCTAATTATGATATTTCTCCAATAGCTACTGGTCCTATGCAAAGTACCGCGT